CCATTTAATGTTAAGTTGTCAACATCAATTTGAGTCATTGCTGTCAATGCAGTGATTGTGTCACCAAGTGATGTATCAGTACTACCGATTGTAATTCCATCGTTAGCAAGTTTTGCATTTGCGATACCACCAGCAAGATGTCCATTATCAACAGAACCGTTTGTAATATGTTCTGAGTCAATAGCATTGTCTGCAATTTTATCACCATTCACAGCATCTGCTGCGATTTGTCCGTTTGCAACACCTAATGCTTTAATTGTTACTGCACCAGAAGTTACTGCAAAGTCAGCAGTTGCGAAAGAAGCAACACCCTTATTAGTTACAGTTGCATCCTCACCAGCAACAGTAATTGTTGTACCAGAGTGAGTGACATCCATTCCCTCTCCACCAAGGATTGAGAACCCATGTGAAGATGGTGTCATTGCACCAGAATCAGATGTTACTGTTTTAACAACAGTATCCGACAATGAAACCGCACCACTGGAAACACCGAAGTCTGCTGTTGCGAAAGAAGCAATACCTTTATTAGTTACAGTTGCATCTTCACCAGATATTGTAGTTGTACCAGCTGCATCATCATATGCAACATCGATACCTTCTCCAGCAGTTACAGAACCACCAGAAATATCTTCAATATATTCTTGGAGAGATGTACTTGCATCTGTGTAGATGTTTGTTATGACAGACTTACCAGTTCCGTTTGGAGTTACGGTAATATCACCATTTGTATTTGTTGAAGTGATTGCATTACCATCAATAGTAATATTATCTACTAGCAACTCATTAATTTTTTTGTTTGAGTCTACGAGTAAAGCTGCACTTGCAGTGAGTGTACCGTGACTGTGTTCCATTAAGTCGGTATAGTATTTACCACCAATCTTAATTGGAGTGTTTGAGTTCGATGTTGGGTCACCGATATAGATTCTTCCACCGTTACCGCCTGCATCTGTGTCAGTCGAACTAGTATCATAGATATATGATAATTCGCCTTGTTCTAACGTAGATGGTAGATTTGCCGTAGTGTTGCGTTTGATTTGAATAATTGTTGACATTATTTTTCTACCTTGTTTAAGTTTATATTAAAAAGTTCCACCGTTCAGACGTATTTCGCCTGTATCAGTTTCAATTCTATTCGTTATAACAAATTTTTCAGTTCCACCATCATATTGAATCAATGCTCCATCTTGAACGGAGTCTGCGTTCACATCAGCAAGTTCTACCAATTTACCTCCTGCTGCACCAGAGTCGCCCTTTGGGCCTGGCACTGTAACACGAGTTACTTGGGGTTGGTTTCCTTGCGATACCGAACCTTGTATTGTACTGGATGTATTTATCTTTGCACTTATTGACATCTATCTAACTCCTAGATACGCTTGGGTTAACAGTAGCAATACCTTCAACTACTCTAGTCTTATCATTCGATGCGCCTGTAATGAGCAAGTCATAAACATAACGTCCCGATTCAAGAGAAGAGGTTTGAGTATCAGTGAGAGAGAGTGTGATTTTACCAGTGGTTCTATCAGAGTCAAAAGTTGCAGTGAACCCTGTTGCAGTCGCTGACTCGTAAGTTTTACGAATCTGTGCAAGTGCAGTATAACTAGATAAGTCTAGTGCAGAACCAGTGTTGTCTGAGATAGTTACAGTTGTACTAAAGTCAGCGCCTTGATTGATAAATATATTTGAAATTGTAGCCATCTGTACACATTCTCCTTCTTCCTTCTATTTATAAGGATTGTGTATTAGATGTGCAGAAGGAATCTAACTCCAAGCCAATGAAGTTGCGTGTATTCTTGTTTCTTTACTTGCACTTTGATTAGCTAACTGAACTTTGTATTTTATAGCTGTTCCAGAAGGTTGTCCACTGATATCTAAATCGTGAAATGCTAGAATCTTTTTATTAGTTCCCCAACTTCCTTCTTCAACTAGTGTTCCTTGAGTCCAGTTAGTACCATTATTTCTTGATACATAAACTTTAACATCTGTATTTAAGGTAGCTGTTCCTGCTGCATTTTCAATCATCATAACTATGTCACCCTTAGAGGGAGCAGTACTTGCTGTTGAAGCAGTTGATATGAATTCCGCAGTAGCTGAAGTTGACGATATAGTGTATGAAATATATACTGCACCGTTTCCACCTGCTGTGTTTGTTCCAGAAGTACCAACACCCGAAGGATAGTTAGCTTGTCCTGCCCCACCAGAATTATTACCCGAACCTGCTGAATTTGTTACTGAAGAAAAGTAAGATGCGTTGTGATAAGATGAACCACCACCGCCACCAGCACCTGTAGTTCCAGCATGACCACCAGCACCACCATAGTAACCGCCGCCGCCACCGCCGCCACCTACATATCCACCTGGCTCAGTTCCTTGTCGTCCACCACCGTTATAAGCAGTAGGATGACTAGTTGCATCACTATCAGCACCACCAAGACCACCTTGTAAAGCAGAACCAGCTGTCGGTTGACTATGACCAGATGAACCAGCACCTAAAGAACCACCAGCAGATTGTGTACCGCCACCGCCTCCAGAAATTTCTCCAGCGCCACCAGTAGTACCACCACCGTCACCACCGTCCATAGAATCACCAGCGCCACCGCCACCAGCACCAACAAGTATTGCGTTTCCGTGAGTTTTACTTCCTAAGAAAATTCCAGAATAACCACCACCAGTACCACCAGCACCACCATTTATACCTTTTGGCCCACCCTGTCCAGCAGATACTATTAAATCTGTACCGTCAGAAGTAAATGAAAGTGTTCCTCCTACAAAGCCACCAGAACCGCCATATTTACCAGAACTATCAGAACCACCACCAGCGCCCCAAGCTTTTGCTGTACCAGTAACAACATCTCCATTCGCCAATGCGATTGTTGTATCTGAACCTGTGTAGGTAACAGTAGATGTTGTTGTAGAACCGAATGCTGAGGAATAATATTTACTTCCTGTTGCACCAGATAACGTAAGACCATTAGGTGTAGTTGATGCTATACCAGAAGAATCTGTGTATTCATCAATTACTTGATTTACTAAGTTATACACTGTTTTGGCATTATCAGATGCTCTATAGAATCCAAGTATAGCAATATTACTTTCTAATATATTTGCTTCTATTTTTGTTGCCTTTGCAGCGATATCGTTATTGATTACGTCAGCAAGTTTGTCTGCCGTTACTGCATCGTCTAAAAGCTTTGCAGTTGTTATGTTAGCATCAGCGATATCAGTAGTTGCAATTGTACCATCTAATATTTTAGCTGATGTAATACCATTGTCATTGATTGCAGTACTTTTGATTTTTGAAATTGGCATTTTTGTTCTGTCCTGTTTCTTTTATTTATTAAGATGGTTTTGGAAACTCAGACTTAATTGCTAATATGGCATCCTTGTGTGTAGTCGTGCCATTAATAGCATCATCGCTGATTAACTCAAATTGATTTAACGCATCGTATTTAACTTTGCGTTTTCTTGCATATTCTTGTGCGTCATATTCTGCTTGGAGTCTTGCTATTTCTGTTGTGATTGCTGATTCATCTAAGACTACTACATCACCATTAGCATCCCAAGCATCTGTTTCATTATTAATAGTTACTACTGAAGCGTGAGTGTTTCTAATTGCTAAATCTCTCATATTATGCTCCTATCTCCATCACAGTTATTGATGACTTAGTATTTTTTGTATATTGCTGGTCAGCATAAGTACCTGTTCTATTTAAATACATTGTTTCTGAACCAGCAGTTTGTGCTGAAACTTGAATGTGGTATGTTAATGCAGAAGTGCTTGAAGGACTATCAAGATATTGAAATGCAACATTATAAATACTATTATCTTCTGCGTTTTGTGAAGCTGTTGTAGAACCCTGTCGATTGCTGTGGTCATCCCCTTGAAATATATCTGTAGAACCACGCTGTAATCCAACAGCTGTTCTGCAATCAGCACTACCACCAATATTCATATTTACTAAAACCAAGACTTTTGAACTCGTTGCTGATGGAGTAATATTTACAGTCATTGGTGTACAATCAGTCAATGTATTACTTGATGTTGAAAATTGGTTTGCAGTTTCAGTAGAAACTACTTGTAAAACTTTGCCACCGCCAACACCAGATACCGTTCCAGTAAACGCAAAATTATCTGCAAGGTTTATACTTTCAGATTGTATTTTAATTAATGCCATTATGGTTTCTCCGGCCAAGTTACATCATCTAAAGATGTTGCACTATCTGTTATATCTCTTAATGCTTGTCTGTATGTTTTCCATGCAGTAGGAATGTTTGTTCCTAGTTCTTTATGCATAGTGACAACCCAATCTGTTTCTGCGAGTTTCTTATTACGTTCTAATCTCAATTCTACCATTGGTTCAGCAGCAACTAGTTCGTCATACTTTGCTTTTACTTGTGTCCACGTTACACCGAAGTCAGATGGGTTTGTTGATTCTACTGCAATACCGTCCGAATTTGTGCTTGTTATTTTAGAAAACATAGAGTTGAAGGTTGCAGTTGAAGTTGGAATACCTCTTAGAGCATATCTTGTAACTCCTAAAGCAATGATTGCATCTGCTATTGTTAGTTTACTGTCCATTATTGTGCAATCTCCTGTATTGTGAAATTCGGTTGCACAAATGAACAACCAGCATTATCTGTTGAGGTCATATTTACAGAAAATGTACCATTAGATTCCATTGCACCATAAATT